GTGATGATGAAGTTTGTGGCTGCCATTTCACAAGAAGTCCCCTTGAGTTCCACTCGAAAGGGGTATCGGTCAAGAAGGCATTTAAATTGCGTGAAAGAGAGTGAAGATCCGCAAAAATCGTCGAGTAGGACAGTTCGTTCTCCTCTGTATCCGTCGAACCACTTTCCGAGAGAGTGTCGGAAGAGAAGTCCATTCCCGATTCTTCTGCCAAGCTCGCGAGCGAGGCGAGATTTTCCGGTGCCCGCGGGGCCGATGAGAAGCCAAGATGAGAAGGGTTTGGATGGATCCCGGGCTTCGATGGTAGAAACGACGTAGTTCTGGACAAGGTTGGGGTACTGGATGAACTTTGAGAAGTATTCATTCGCGTAGTCAGCTTGGGTGAGTCCGTCCTTCAGAGCAGAGTGAAGTCCCACAAGGTCAGAGCGCGCGCCTTGGCCCGCGGGTAGAGTGCCAATTTCGGAGAAATCTCCGATGCGACCATCGTCTTTTGTACAATATTCCCTATTTTGGGTTGGCGAGCCCCGGGAAATTTCCCAGTGCCCGGCGCCACGAAGTAGGTGTTCGATGGCGGTGAGTCGCTTTTTTGTTTTGAATGCCACGTAGCCCTGGTAGTGAGGCGTGCCATTTTTTCCTTCCTCGAGCTGAAATACTGCGTACGTCACTCCAAGGTCTTCGAGTTCCTCTATCATCTCGTCAGGGTACATGGTAGGGTTGTTGTAGGTGAAACACCAGTGTTTGGCCTCAGGAGACTGCGCTCGAGGCCGGGGAGCAGGGGGTACGGGGGGTGCGACAAGGTCCATGTGTGCGACAAGGTTGTCTGGGTAATACTGGACCAGACAACCACCTCGTCGCAGAGTAGGCCAAGGGGCGTTGCCCCTAAAAAATCAAAAGAATCAGTCTTTCTTACAATGGCGGACTACAACGATGGCTTCCTTCCCGTCTTCACGTACACGGATCTCAACGATATGACTACAGAAGAGTTGCACGAGATGTACAAGAGGCACGTACGAGGATTGAACGAGATGAGAAGAAACCCGGACCTGTACTGGGTCGAGGACATCGCGGTCTGGGAGTGCAAGGTGCTACAGCTGATGCTATTTATTGACTATGGCGGAACTTACATTCACCCGACCCGAAAAAGGAAAAGGTCGGCGCCAAATTGGTATCTGGAAGAATTGAAAGAAAAATTGAAGAAAATGTACAGAAGATTGAACTACCAGTAGACACAGTGTTTATTGAGTTGTGGAACGTCTGCCAAAAAATTCACAGTACACAGTTTGTTCCACTTTTAGAACTCCGGTGACCTGTTCATTCACGGCCACAGTGGCACCGGAAAGGGTGGTGATTCCGAATTGTAGCCAAGGGCCCTTGATAGGACGGGTCAAGCTTCCACTTGTTGTGTCAGCAAAGTAGGGGGTAGTGGGCCTCATAGAACCGACGTAATCAGTGTCGTTGCGAACCACGGAGTCAGGGCCTTGGACTTTGTTGACCGAGTAGTAGGCCGACAGGGTCGTGGCACGACCTCCCGCGGCTGTGGCTTGGCATACACGGTACTTACCCCAACGTTGCTCGGGGAGAATCGTGATACTAGGGATAGGGAAGTCGGGGGTAGGGGCTGTGCTGGTGGTTTCGACGTCGGCTGTGTCGGCGGCGGCATTTGAAAAGAGAATTACAGGCGCGCCACCAGTTTGCCAATAGGTCAGGCGCAGCTTGATTCCGCGGATGCGGTAGTGGAGGTAGAGCTGTCCCATGGTAGACAGGTTAGGAGTGTCACCCATTACGCCCGCTAGAGTGCAGGAAGAAAGGGCGGTAGCGGACCAGGCACCGATGTTCATGACCTGGTTTTGGGCATTGTAGTATTGGCCAGTGGCAATGTTGAAGTTGGCGCCCTTGACGTACTTGAGTTTGCAAAAAGATTTGTCACCACCAATGTTTTTGGTAGGCCAGCGAACGCGCTTGATTCTTTGCATGCCACGTGTCTTTCTTTTATATTTAGGGTACTTGCGCTTGAAGAATCTCTTCCGGTATCTGCGCGCCTTGGTCATTGTAGACGACCTCTTGTATCGGCGTCGGGACGTAGAATATCTCCCCATCGCGTCTCGGGGTCAATTCGTCACGGGCGTATTGGGCGTAGGAGTTGTAGACGCGGAACTGATTTTCGGCAACGAAGAAGAGAATTTTGCCGAGTCTGCGAAAAATCGCAGAATGACCGTGTTGGCCGGTCACGCTTTCTTGCCACCACGTTTTGGGGTCTTCGTTTGTGGTGATGATGAAGTTTGTGGCTGCCATTTCACAAGAAGTCCCCTTGAGTTCCACTCGAAAGGGGTATCGGTCAAGAAGGCATTTAAATTGCGTGAAAGAGAGTGAAGATCCGCAAAAATCGT